TCTCGTTCGTGATCCCGCCGTTGTTCGGGTCGATGAACGCAACGTCGATGACCTGCGCTACGGCTTTCCCGAGATCGTCCCGCACCATCAACTCGATGCTGGGAGACGAGAGCTTGAGAATCTCGTCATCGTAGGCCGACAAGCCCGCCGCCTTCGTGATTCCGAGGCTCGCGCTACCCGTGGCGCCCTTCGACATCGGGATCGCCTTGCCCTGCCCGACCCAGTAGCCGGTCGTGCCGCCGGTCAACGAACTCACGCGCATGTTGAACGGAACGGGGCGCGTCCCGGTGACACGGCCCAAGATCGTCATCGGGCGCAGGAAGTCGATGAACTCGCTTTGCATGTTCTGCGCGTAGGCGAGTTCAGATGCCCAGCCAGCGGTCGTGGTATCCGCTGCCGGAATCGCCGTCATCAGCACCTTGTGGATCTCCGGCGTCTGGTCCATCCAGCGGCGATTTTGACTGAAGATATGCGCCGCCTCCTGCCGGTTGCCTTTCGCCAAGAATAGCGAAATCGCGGCGCGTGCAAAACGCACGCCCGGCTCGATATTCTGCCGCACGCTGATGATGCCGGTGTTGACCGGCGCTCGAACCTTCGTGCCCGCCTCCGGGTCGGCGCCTGCTGCCGGCGTGATGACGGTCGCCTTCGCCAGCACTTGCTTCTCCATCAGGCGCAGGTCCACCAACTCGGAATCGCAGGTGGTAATCTCGCCGGAAAGCGTGTCGAATTCCTGCTTCTCGGCTTCGTCCTTGCTGCGACCGGCTTCGATAGCCTTGTTCTGAATCGCCTCGCGCGCTGCGGCGGAGGCTTGGCGCTTTGCTTCCAGAGCGCCGATTTGTTCGGCAATGGTTCTCATGTTCTTTCCTTTGAGGTTTGACTGCGATCCCGAAGCGCCGGGAGGGGTTGCGCTCAACCGCACGACTGGCCTTGCCTTATCGCCGGACGCGGCGAGCAGGACCGATGCGGGGATTGAAGCGAGAATAGGTTGATCGTCTTGTGACCTCGCCCTCTTGTCGGCGAGCACCACGTCGGCAAAGCCGTTTGCCACGGCTTGCTCTGCGTTCATGTAGGTTTCTTTGCTCATCCACTCCAAGACTTGCGCGACAGACTTCTTGGAACGCGCGGCGTAAACCTTGGCAACGTCTTGGTCGAAAGAATCGAGGAGTTCGGCATATTTACGCATTTCTGCTTGATTCAATGAGCCGAACATCGCGTGAGAGCTGTGAATCATCATGCGCGACGCGCTGCGCATCTCGACGCGGTCCGCGGCCATCGCAATCAGCGATGCGACAGACGCAGCCAGAGATAAGACCTCAACAGTTACGGTAGCCGGATGGTCTCGCAGCATTTCGTATATCGCAATGCCTTCGGTTGCGACGCCGCCTGGGCTGTTCAGGTAAACGCGCAACGGAGCTTTCCCGGCCGCGTTCAATGTTGCTCGCACGCTCCGGTCTGTAACGTCCTCGCCGATTATCCCCATCATGTCGACGCGAACTTCCGCACTCGTAGGAGCGCGAGCCTCGATTGACTTGTCCCACAGCGTCAATGCGCTCGCCAGCGGTTGAAACTTGAGGGGCGCATACCTCGCGTCTACGCGAATGGCTGGTAGTTTCAATCTGCTCATGGCAGGCTCCAAAAGAAAAAGCCCGCCGAAGCGGGCTTGGAACGGTGGCGAAAAGGGTGCTGGCGCTATATAGCGTTTTGAGCTATCATTCGGTTATGCCAAACCGACAATCAGCAAAAGTAACGCGCGCTCTAAAGCTCGTCGCTAGGGGCGCGACCCCTTACGCGGCAGCGAAGAAAGTCGGCATTGCGTTATCGACGATCTATCGCGCTCTTAAACGGCAACGTGAATCGAAATGAAGCAATGCACTAAATGCGCCGAAGAAAAACCTTTAGCGCAGTTCCATAAACACGGCAGCGGGCTTCGCGCGCAGTGCAAGATTTGCGTTCGAGCGAGGAACCTAGAGCGTTACCACGCGTTCCTGAAGAACGATCCCGCGTCTAAGGCACAGCGCCGTAAGTACAGCATGGAGTGGCACAAGGACAACAAAGAGCGTGCGAACAAACGAGTCGCCTCGGACCACAAAGCGCAAAGACTGACCTGTCTAGCACATTACGGCAAAATTTGCGCGTGTTGCGGCGAATCGCGATACGAATTCCTATCCATAGACCATACGCACGGCGGCGGGTCGCGGCATCGAAAATCTGGCGTGAGCAAGATTTGCCGGTGGCTTATCAAGAATGGGTTCCCCGATGGGTTCCGCGTCTTGTGCCACAACTGCAATCAGGCCATTGGGCATTACGGTATCTGCCCGCACGTCAAACAAATAACAGCTGTGGTTTCTTTGGAGCCTCAGGCGCAGACGGCATCACACCAATAGCCATGGCCAAGGCTGTCATTCCGTCGATACGCCCGCGCGCGCGCTGCTTGTCAAACTTGCGTGCCCCAGATTCGCCAGTCACCTTTGCGTTGTCTGAGCACATATTCAGAATCGGGTGGTTGCCGTGTCGCAGTTGGGCATTGAGCAGTTTCACTTCCAAGTCCCGCAGTGCCGGAGTCATGCTGGCGGTTCCCTGCCCGAACTCTATAAACTTCTCAAGCTCTGAGTCACTAAACCCGGCCTTCACCAGCCACGGCTTGAGAAACTTCATGTTGTAGCGATCAAAGCCCAGCGCCTGAACGTCATGGGTATCGAAGAACCCGCGCAGGAACTCGGCGACCATTTCGTATTCTATCGCCTTCCCCGGCGTCGCAATCAAAAACCCCTGCTTCTCCCAAAAGTCATAAGGCACCTTGTCCTTGCGGGATTTTTCCGCAAGCCCCGACCTAGGAAGCCAGAACGTTGGATGCACGCCTCCGGTATCGTCTACGCCAATAAATGCCGTCAGATCGTTTACGGCGGACAAGTCCAGACCGCAGAACATCTTTCGCCCTTTGGGGTCTCCTGGCGCCCCGCCGTTGGCCTGCCACACCGAACGAGCAACGAACGGACTTACCTTCTCGACGCGCTGATTCAGGATTAGGTTGCGAAACTCCGGCTCATTGGCCGGCATCGCTATCGCCTGCTTTGCCTGCTTCTCCACATCGTCCATTGAGCGGAATACACCGAGCGCAGGATTCGCAGCAACCCATGCGGCCTTGTCGTCCATCGCGCAATCCTCCGGCGCCGCGTAGACATGGCAGACAACACGGGGATCTGGCGCACTCTTCTGGGAGTCTATCCACGTAGAGAACAGGTCGGCGTCGGTTGGCGCCTGGGTGCTGATGGCAACCATCAGGGGATTGGTATAGGCTCCCTGCGCCGTGGTTATGGCCGAGATGAACTTATCCGTCGGCCCAATAACCTGCCCCACTTCATCAAGGATTGCCAAGATCGGCGACAATCCATGCGCCGTCTTGCCTTCCGCCGCCAACGCTCGATATAGAACGTTTCGAGCCAACCCTATCAATCGCTTCCCGCTAGGCTGGACGCGGACCAAGCGGGACAGCTCGGGGTTCAGCTCAATGATCTTTCGGGCAAGCTCAAAAATGACCGCGGCTTGGTCCTTCGACTGCGCCCCGCTCACAATCTGCGAATTCTGCACCGCCTCCGGGCCGCACAAGTGCGCCAGGAGCATCGCGGCAATCAGGGAGGTTTTCCCGTTCTTTTTACCGATGCTCAGATAGGCCGTGTGCGTCTGGTACGGGTTATCGTAAATCTCGAGGATGAACTTGCGCTGAAACGGCAGCAGCTTGATCGGCTGCCCGATGCAATCGCCTTCAGGCGCCCGGCAGTACCTTTCTATGAAAGCGCAAACCCGCTCGCCACGTGTTAACTTCACGTCGCCAGCAATTCGTTGTCTTCCAGCTCCTCCCGCAACTTCTCGGACTGCCGCTGGATCTTCCGACGCCCCGCTTCATCACGGGCATCCCCTGCAATCCGACCGCCCATCCGCAAGGTCCGCATCAGCGCCATCTCGCGTCTAGCCAGTTGCTCCAGCACCGTAACGCGGGCGTTCATTACCACCGTGCCGCGCTCGTTCTTCACCACCGTTGTTTCGGCGTCGAGCTTGGTCGACTCTATCTCGATGTCGAACTGGCAGCGGGCCAACTGAGCGGCTACCACGAGGTCAGCATCGCTCCACTCGTCCCTCGCGCGCGCGCGCACGACCCCATGCCAGAACGGCAAATCCCCCTCGCGCAAGGTCACATGCGCGGGCGGGGAGATCGGCCCAAGCGCGGCATCAGCCATCGCCTTCACTGCGCTTTCTGCTGAGTCAGACCGGGTTCTTTTCATGGCAACCTGTGGGATTGGAGTAGAAAGAAGG